ACGGTGTATTGACGATTGCTAATATCGAAATCTTTAGATTCTTTGAAAGCATCCAAATCGTCATTATCCAATGTATTGAGGCGAGTTATGATTGTATGAATAAGTTTTTGATGTTTTAATTTTGCTGGTGGATTTATTAATATAGGCATACTATATGTTAATGTCATCACATCTATCATATCATCTATATTACTACCAACAGATCTACTGCTCCATATAATATTAGTATTCTCTACATATGATAGGCTACTCCAATCTAAAACATTATTGTTAGTATGAATATTTAAGCTTGGGTTGAATAACACTCCTAATTGCTCAAACAGTTGAAGCTTTTGGTCTGTATTACTAGTCCATATATCAACATTCATTGTCATGTTATAAGGTACCGGCATATGTCTTTCAACTGTATATCTATCGCCTTCTCGGTTTACATATTTACCAGTAACACTGTCTAGTTCTTTTTCTACTACTTGAACTTTCTCAACATGCTGCATGTCTAATCGACGTTCAGGAGCCATAGTAAGTTCAGTTACATAGCAACTAATAAATGGAACAGTCGCAGTCATATTTTCAGAGTTTTCACGTATAATATGAGCGGCCATTCGACTGCTATCGCCATATCTAACTGGAACCTCTTGGTATAGCGGCATTTTTGTAGTAGGGTGAGTCCCCATCTCTACACTAAATCCGCCAAATAGTCGAATTACTTGTTGTATATATTTTCTTATTTGGTTATCGTAAAAGTATGGAACTGCCATTATTCGAAATCACTCCGTGGTTTTATTATGTTACTCAATGCTTGTTTTTCAGGAACTTCATCATTATCAATAATCATTGTATTATCATTATCAACAAAGCCACCAGCATTATATGTTCGATCACTCCAGGTTTTATCACTTACGTTGTCGTATAGTCTATGCCACCGGTCTCCACGAAAAGCAAATAGTCTATTTGGTAAAAAGTCGTGTCGTATAAAGTAATCACCCTCGTTCGGAGCATATGGAAATTGATCACCAGCAGCAATAACTTCGCCATGATCGTATTCTTCCGATTCAGTATCACTACCAAACAAATGAGCTATTAGTGGCAATCCCAATGGATCTTCAATTTCAGCTGCATGAACAACCGCCTTAGAAATATTAAGTTCAGTAGCATAACTACTAATGTCATTTTTAAGACTGTTTGGATCATCAGCTGTTCCTAAAATATCTACAAATTCTTGTCTGTCAGTTAACGGCGACACTTTTATTCTCCATATATGTGGGTACCATGTTTGACTGTAACCTTCACTGCTTCTTGATGCATCTTCTACTGTATAAAATTTATTAATAGCATTTCGTTCATGATTCAGTAATAAGTCATCACGTAGGTGTGGTAATTCGATTACATCACCAGGCATTAATTTTCTATTTAATTTTTCTACCATATCGTTAATATGAAGAGTGATGAAAAGAACATCATTGGATAAGAACAATCCAAACTGTGAAAGATCAAAATCATTATCACTTACACTATACACGCCACGTAGTTCATATATGTCTTTGTCATATTTTCTATCACGATTTTCCATGAATAGAAGATCTTGTATTTTGGTTTCATCAACATATCCACCTGGATTTATTTCTTTACCTGTGATTGGATCAATTTCTGATCCATTGTGGTAATTGGGCTGCGATGGATCATTTGAATTATTATTCTCTTGTGGACCTAAATATTTATGAACATGAATAGCAGTACCGCCTATGTCAAACTGTTCCCTAATATTACGATCCATAAACGTGTAATCATCGCCTTTGTGTGGTTTGTATAAACTTAATCGTGGCATACCAATAATTTAATTTCTAATATCTGTATTTATAACTAATGAAAAAACACGAAATCATATAACTAATATATGTAAAAAAATAAAACTTGACATAGACGCAATTATACATTATACTTGCAAATATAAGTTAACAAAACGAGGATGATATGGCGGCGTTAAAGGGAATAAAAATACCAAAGAAAAAGGCAAGATTGAAGGCCAGAAGAAGGATTGGCAATACTGAAGTAGATTGGACAGATTCGATGGAACTGACTGGTATTGAATATCATAAAAAGAGAACAGCCGCATTTAACATGTATTATCGTGAATTCAAGTCAGCTGATTTGGTTTCGAGTATATATAAGTGGATGAAAAACAATGGATACACCTCAGATGAAATTAAGTTTGCAAAGAATGGGAAAGTTTCTGTACAGACGAGTATTATAGCAAGATGCTTGGTTAACGGTATGCCAGACCTACATGAAGGCCACAATACTTATTGGACAGGATTAGATGGCACGATGTCAGATATCAAACCGGCCAGTGAATATGTTATTGACGCTGTTAAAAAATCTATAGAATATGGCAAGGAGTGTGTAGAAGAAGAAAAAGAAGCAGTCAAAAAATTCAAGCCAACAATTAAGCAGGTAATGACAGCTACGTCTATAAGCATGGCGAGCAGGATTGATGATTTTGTAGAAGGATTCATTGATGGTGATAAAACCTTAAAAATTGCTAAGTTTGACCCTGTAAAGATACTGCATGAGGTACAAGCAAAGGCAAACCATGCTCGTATTATTAAATCGTTTTATATAAACACATATGATGATTTTGTTAAATTGAATAGCATACCAAAATCAAGTGAGTTGAAAAATATGTCAGAGCTTGAATACGATGAATGGGATCAGATTGGAGAAAATTATAATCACTTGTCAAAAAAGCAAATAAAGGATTATACGACGATCTATACGAAAATTATCAATGCATGCGATATTATTACTGCTGAATCGAAAAGTACCCGTAAACCGAGGATTACAAAGCCTAAGAGCCCTGAAAAGGTAGTTAGTAAACTTAAATTTAAGGCAAGTGATACAGAATACGGCATTGCGAGTGTCCCACCACACAAGTTGGTCGGAGCGGTCATGGCTGTGATATTCAACTGTAAAACTAGAAAGTTAGGAGTGTATGTTTCAGAAGATGCAGATGGCTTCACAGTTAAAGGTACATCATTGAAAAGATTTGATGAAAACAAAAGTATGCAGAGGACTGTTAGAAAGCCAGAGAACTTATTTTCAGAATATAAGAGACTAACAAAACCTCGATCGTTAAAGATGTTTAATTCGTTAACTACTACTGAAAAGAAATTAAACGGTAGATTTAATATTGACACTATTCTATTGGCTGTATTTGAATAAATACGATAATAGGAGATATTATGAGCGTTGTAAACAAATTAATTAAAGAAATGGAACTTCGCCTCGGTGGAGGCATGGTAGATGTTGAACTTGATCCAGAACATTATGAATTATCAATAACGAAGGCTGTTGAAAAATATAGACAACGTGCTGAGAATAGTGTAGAGGAAAGCTTTTTGGCCTTGCCATTGGTAAAGGAGGTAAGTGAATATACTTTACCAAATGAGGTTATAGAAGTTCGAGATATTTTTAGACGTACTACTGGTATTAGTAGTGGCTCAGGTAATGATATAGAACCATTCCAAGCAAACTACTTAAATACATATCTATTAGGAAGTCATAGCACTGGTGGTTTAGCTTCTTTTGATTTCTTACAACAACACCGAGAAACACTTGGTAGATTATTTGGAGCAGAGTTAATGTTTACTTGGCGGCCACAATCACATAAGTTGATCATTCAAAGAAAAATGAAAGCTGATGATGAATGTATATTACATGTCTATAATTATCGTCCATTGGATGAATTGATAAGTGATACGTATGCTGGTCCGTGGTTAAAGGATTACGCATATGCACATGTTCGCTTAATGTTAGCAGAGGCACGTGGAAAGTTTACACAGATAGCAGGCCCACAGGGCGGTACTACTATGAATGCTGATCAATTGCGTACAGACGCACAGCAAGAAATTGATAAATTAGAAACAGAACTTACATTATATAATGATGGATCTGTTGGTTTAGGATTTGTGATCGGATGATATTGGGAAAATATCATTGCACCATTGATGAGATTACATATGATAGGCTTGAGTTATTAGATTTCTATAACGATCATAAACATAATATCATGGATTATGGTGATTATATGCAGTTTCTATCGCCATGGAAGAGAGAATTCAAAAATAAACCAGGAATGCATTCTATCGCTGTATTAAAGACTGAAGGAAAGGAAATGGTAGAATATCCAGTAATTCAGAAGTATATAAGCATGTTTAACTTTGAAAAACCTATTCAACCACGTGATGTCGATATTATTCATTATAATCCCGGTTTTTCGTTTCATCCACATACTGATCATTATATGCAGTGTGGAATAATGTTACCAATAATACCCGAAGATACCGGTGTACCTATTAGTTTTTATAGTAGAGATGGGGTAACACCTGTCCCTAATACTAATTATGAATGGGCTACAATCGGAGATAAACCTGGCGTACTACAGCCTGGATTTACTGATGATGATATAGAATACCAACATCATTATAGCAATAAGCATCCAACACTGTTTAATGGGCTACAGATACATGGAGTCCCTACTGTTACTGAAGAACGAGCATATCTGCGCATAAAAGTAATAGGAGAACCGTTCGAAAGTGTAATAAGTAAGTTAGAATTAGGCACATTTTGTAACCCATCTAAATAATCATTAATATATTTACGTATAATATTTTTAAGGCTTGTTCTGTATAAATATATGAGTAAATATATTTATAGGAGAAAAAAAGCTATGTCAAAAATAACACTATTGCGTGATGAAAAAATAACGCAACAAGCAGTAATTGAATCAAAGCAGGAAACAAAATTTATGGATGCTCAATATTTCTTTCAAGGCGCTGGAGATATAGTACCATTAAATATTTGGATGCCTGAGAATGCGCTGGCTGAAGTAAAAGCACTTCATGCAGATAAAGAAGCACACGCTATGTCAAGAAATGAAAGTGATACAGATGATCACAATTCATATAAAAAAGGCGGAATTGACCTTAAAGAAGTACCATCTAATTGGGGAATCCCAACACATGCTGGCACTGTTGGTAGTTTAGCATATGATAAGGGAGATTTTTTATTCCCACACCGTGACAAATGGCACAATGTTCAAGAGAACGGTGAATTAAGAGGTAATGGCGGTAATGGCGTTCGTTTAATTTGTTTTTTAAATAAAACAAGTCCTACAGAATTTCATTTTGTAGTAGATGGCAAGATCACAGTATTAGAGCCTGGACGTTGGTACGCGGTTAACACACAGCGAGTACATTATGGTTTTAGTTTCGTAGATGACGTATACCACGTTGGTTGTGAATTAAAATTTAATGAAGAGAATAGACAAGAAACATCTAAGTTCCTTTTAACTGCTCTTGAATTTAACCAACCATTCAACGACCGTAAGGGTGTTGATTGTACACGTAATTAATAAAGGAGATTTGATATGAGTCAAGTAATAGTAGACGCTGATTATTTTTTTGCTAAGGCAGGAAATATTATAGCGTTAGATCAATGGCTTCCTGAGAATGTAATTGACCAGATTGATGCATTAAATGCTGATCAGTCAAAACATTTAAGATGGAGAGAAGAAAACGACAATTTAGATGGAAACGATGACCACGCTGGTAACAAGTATGGCGTTGAATATAATCATGTTCCTACAGGATGGGGATTACCAGATCACGCTTCAACTGTTTCTTATCTTGGTTATGATAAGGGAGATATGCTTGCCCCACACAGAGATAAATGGAAGAGTACAGCAAGAAGAATTGATGCAAATGGTTACATTAAACCAAACAACGGAATGCGTTTAATAAATTTTGCAAACGCTACAAAATCAACAGAATTTCATTTCGTAGTTGATGGTGAGATATTTCAACCAGAACCAAGAAGATGGTATGCTATAAACACACAATTAGTACACTATGGTTTTAGTTTTGTTGATAATGTTTATCACATAACAGCAGATATTACATTTAAAAAGGATCATAGAATGGAGTCTATTAATTATCTTTTAGATAATATGGAATATTCACAAGATCCAATGGATAGAAAAGGTGTAGATTGTTCTAGAAACTAAACAAAGTTTTATAAAACAAACAAAAAAGGTACTCGGTACCTTTTTTA